ATGGGCTAACCGTTGCCGATTCGTCCGATGCTGGAGCAGGATCAACGCTTTCTACGACAGGCGTAGGAGCTGTTGTTTTCACCTTACTTGAGAAGTATTGTTCACGAATGATCTTTAACTTCTCTGAGTATTCACGCTCTGTGGTGAACTCTACACCCTCTGCGAGTGTCTTTACTTTTTCAGCTTGCGTTGCGGTGAGCCCTTCGCAAACTTTAGTAACGATTTCATTCTTCTTTGATTCATTGACTTCTTTCTTAAGTTCAATGTTGCTATGAAGAACGTCATTTAACTTCTTCTTCAACTCTTCGTTTTCGGAAACCATTGCTTCCATAACGTCAAGTTGTTCTTCTGGTAGGTTGATGTTGTGTGCTTCGAATACATTCTTGATATCAGCCATGAATTCTTCAGCAATTTCCATCTTCAAGCCAGATGTAACGGCGAGCTTGTTCTCTTCCATCCACTGCTCAATCATATAGTTGAGGTAGCTGTCGACTTGCTCTTCGATCTGTGCTTTGGCTTCTTCAATAGTTTGAGCGGCTGCAGAAAGGATTTCTTTTTCCATTTCTTCAACAACGTTTACTGCGCGAGCAATAACGGCTGCTTCAAATACTGTGCCTACCTTTGTCTTGAATTCTTCTGAAAGATCTTCGCCGCTGAAAATAGCGTCGATATCTTCCTTGACGCCGAGCTGCTTCATCTTATCGCGCATCATGGCGACTTTAGCATGCTTGGCTTCTTCGATTTCTTCTGGAGTCAATTCTTCTTCTTCAGCAATCTCTTCAACGGCTTCTTCTGAAGATGCGTCAATTTCGACGGTTTCATCGGCTGATGCTTCAACTTCTGTTACAACATCTTCTTCCGAAACTTCTTCTTCTTCAGCCATTGCTGTAGGATTTGACTTGCCACCACCAAGACCTTGTGATGCCTTATCGCCAGCAACTGCTGCACCCTTACCTGGGGCAGGAGCCTGAGTTAGGACGGCGGCGGCTTTCTTGCCGATCTCGTCGCCTTCTGGCTTGTCAAGCGTTGAACCGCCGAGGTCTACTACCTCTGCGCCACTTGCTAATTTCTTCATTGGTTCTGCTGGTGAATCTGATTTCGTTTTCATCAAAATTTCAGCGGCAGCTTCTGCTAATGTTTTCATGAGAAATAACTCCTATAGTTATGAATTTATTTATAAAATTACAGTTTTGAGAGGAAACTCTCAAATTGACGTAGTTTGATTTCTTCAAGCTGTTTGTGTTTTGCTCTTTCAATTTTTTGGCGCATTTTGTCTATGGTGGCTTCTTCAATTTTGCCATTATTCCATACCCATTCTTTGCCTTCCATAATGCCGCGAACAAACGCATCAGGTGCTGAAGGATCAGCTACTATATCTGCCGCTGTGGCTAGATAATAATCGTTCTGTACTTGGTTAACACCATTTACAGACTTTAGCGTACCCATTCCTCGAGAAGAAACGCCTAATTTGCATTCTTCGTCGATAAGATTTTTCACAATCTTTCCGAATGGAGTGTCTAAAATTTTTGCTTTGATAATGAAATTATCGCCCTCTTGACGAATCTCTTTAATCATGTGTGATACGCGATCAAGATTAATTGAAGGACCGTCTGGATGACCCAACTCGCCAAATGCGCGATTCTCGTTAACATATTCTTTATTATAACGATTTACTTCGCGCGCAAGAATATCTGTGCTATATTCGCGCAAGTTGCGGTTTACCTTATTACCTTGAAGACCAATTCCTTCGATGTAATATTGCTTTACACCGTTCTTTTCTTCAGTAAGGTACTTGACTGCTTCGACTGTTTCTACGATTAATTTCATTTTGTTATACCTTTAGATTCCGAGCGCCTTTCTGCGTCTCATTGTGCGCATTCTCTTCATCTTTGCGCGAGCCATTTTTGCGCGACGTTTAACGGCAGCACGACGTTGTGCGCGTTTACGACGCATTCTTTCACCAGCACTCATTCTAACTAATTTTCCACCACGAAGCGTGAAACCTTTTACTGCGGACTTCTTAACGCGACGTTGTGCTACAATCTTGCCGCCAACTGTACGGAAACGAATTGGGATAAGTTTCATGCGACCAATTTTGCGCGTTTTAAATGCTGATGAGGCTTCGTCAAGTTGCTCTTCAACTTTTTGAATATCTTCTTCTGTTATGAATGATTTAAATCGTTTCATTTAGATGATTCTAATCTCTTAAGCCAGTGTGTTACTTTTTGCAAACCTGCAGGACCGACATTTACAAGACGCTCAAATTTATCTTTATTTGAATTGTCTAGTTTTGCATGCACGTCAACAATCTGTTGAGCGATTGCATGATGCACTTCTTCTGTCGTTCCGTTGTTAAATTTAATTTGTCCAGGTTGTTGTGACTGAGCGATGTTTTTAAGAGATCCGATAACGCCTTCTGAGATCGCAGCTGCTGGCAGTAAAGAGCCAATTTTAACTGGTTCACCTAAACGACCATCTGGATCTAAAGAACTTTTAGTGAAAGGAACGCTGATGTTCAAATCAAGAGCAGCATTGTGATATAATGCAACTTGTTGTCCGTTTGGATAGTTACGAATACCAACTCGTTTGAGCACCAACATTGCTGGTGCATCTTGATATGGTTTTCTTTTTGCTCTTAATTCTTTAAATGATGCCATCTTATTGTGCGTCGCCTGTTTCTGCTTCTACAGCCTCTGGAGCATCAAAAAATGTCTGTGCAACTTCAAGTTTCTTTTGCGCTAATGCATCAGCAACTTTGGTTGCAATTGCATTATCAAGTTTTTCCTTAAATGACATAACATCTTGTTGAATTGCAAAATCAGTAAAATTTGACATAATATTTGCCTCTTAAAATAATTCTTTGACTTTTTTATTTATATCATCAGGGTCTTCTTCATCTTCTGTAGGATTTGTTGCCAATTGCGGCATTTCTCCTGGCGCAGCTGATGGAGCACCTTCTAAATCTGTTGATACTTCTTCTTGATTGGCGGCTTCTTCAGCCATTTGCTCGTCCATAAGTTTAATATCATCTTCTGTTAGGTTCAATACGTTCTTACGAACCCATGCTTTAGAAAAGTAGTTGCCAACATATGGATCAACGACATTGAGTAGAGCCACTCTATTTTGCAATAGTTCAGCTTCTTTAAGTTCAGCAAAATTGTTATCTTTTAAGAAGTCGTAATGAACTGACTGTTTAAATTCTTGCCATTCTTCGAGGGTACAAACACCCTTCAACGAAAGTTGACGAGCCATAAGTTCGTCGAACATAATTGAGAAACGAGCGCGCAACTTTTCGATAAAACGCATAAACTTGAGTTCATCGCGAGTAATCTCGTTCGAACGACCAAGTGTAAATCCTTGTTGTGCTTCTAAACGAGAAATTGGAACATTAAGTGATTTGTATAGTTTACGTTCAAAATAGTTTACGTCTGACAACTCACCAAGGTTTTGACCCGATGGTAATGTTGTGATTTCAGTAGACTTGCCTTCGCCACGACGAGGCATCCAGAAATCTTCAAGCATTGACAACTGACGACGATCATCACGAATCTCGCCTGTCGTACTATCGTATACAAGTTTGTTACGATACTTAACCATAAGATCGCGCAGATATTGTTCTGCTTTCATCTTAGGCATGTTACCAACGTCAACATAGAATACGCGACGTTCAGGAGCACGACTTAAACGATAGATAACAATTGCGTCTTCAACGAAGCGCAACTGATTCATAGGGCGAATTGCTTTATGCAAATAACTTAAAACAGTAGAGCGAGCAGGATCATACAAACCTGATGTTAAGTATACGACTGAATCGTTTGTGAGTTTTGTTCCACCTGAATAGTTACCAGTTAGAATTGGATTGCTTACTGTATTGTTTAATGTTTTTTCGTTGTAAATAAAATACTCTTCAACGTTGTCGATAACTTCTGTTTGCGTTGCTTTGTCTTTTTTCTTTTTTACGTTTCTAACTTTGCGAATGCGTCTTGGATCAATATTGATTAAACTTTGTATGCCTGCTCGCGGATTATTTGGATCAATAATCACATTAAAGTATAAACGACCATCAACATACCAACGACGGAAAATATCACCGCCATTATTATTGAAGTCGAGCAACTTCATAACGTGTTTAAATTCTTCTGTAATTTTATCTTTAATTGATTGTGGCTGTTCTAAATCGTCAACCATAATCTTAACGGAGTTACCTTCTTCATCGTGCACAACTGATTCGTTAACGATATCTTCAATGGCTTGTTCAACTTCTGGTTGCATAGCCATTGTGCGATATTTTGTCACGAGGTCTACTTCAGAACGATAAGAGCCATCAATATCAACGTAGATACCATAGTGGGATCCCGCTGAAATATTGATGGCTCCATCTTCGATCTGTGGGCTTACAACTGTAGGCGTGACTGATGCGTCAAGAGTTTCCTCTTTTTTGCGTAAAATCTCAAAACCGAATATATTCATAATTTAAACCTGAGATGTCATCATGTGGATTGACCTACTGAAAAAGTAAGTCAAGAATCAAGTCGTTACGCCAGCAGCAGTCCAGTATTGATATGCGAACGATACTGCGTACTCTTCGATCTGATCATTTGCGCCCCAATCGAGATCAATTTGCGTGACGTCAACTGGGAACATACCAACAAACTTGTAAGACTTAATAATGTCGCCTGACTTACCATATTGATTTACAACTGCGTCAGCTGTATAACCGTTTGGTGTAGCGGCAACTGGGTTACGAAGGTTTGTTTGGTGACTGTTTAGAGCGTTCATCCATCTTTCGAAGGCATTTCTTACTCTAAAATCTTCGTCGTTAATGATCTGCACTGTCCAATCTTGGAAGGTTCTATTACCAGAAAATTTAACCTCACGTCCAAAGTAGAATAATTGGATTGGTGATACAATCGATCCTGGTAACTGAGCAGATTTACATAAGAACGTCATTTGTCTACGAGCAGTGCTTTCGCCAAGAAATCCAGGGAAGTTAATATTTACTTCAAATAGATTAGGACGTGCACCGTCGAATTGCAATGATGATCTAAAATCGTATACGTTAAAAGCCATTTTTGCTTTCTCCTAGCCGTTAATCCTATTTATTAGAAGCGTCCAACGATTTCATCGAAGGTCACACCACTACGAACAGCAACAAAGTTCAACTGAATGAAGTTGATTGATCTTGTTGGTTTGATGTAAATGTCTCCGACAAATTCATTTCGGTCAATAACTTCTGGTGTATTGTTTGTTGCGTCACAAACAACACGGAAGTCGAAAATACCACGACGACCTTGTACTTCTCTGAGGAATGGCTCAATTAGATTTACGAAGCTGGAGCGTGTAAATTCATCATTGAACTCAAAGAGGCTTGCGCGTGCTGCTCTCGAAATAGCCTTCTCAAGAACAATAAACAAGCGACGTACATTAATGCGATCAAACGAAGATGCTTTCGATTGAAGTGTTTTATCGCCGAATAGAACAGTACCTTCACCTGGGAACGAAGTCACAGGATTAACGCTGTTGCGATAAAGTTCGTCACGCTGCGTCTTGCTTGGGTTAAATGCAAGTTTAACGATGTTACGAATTTGACCGCGATTGAAACCAGCTGGTGAGAACCAAGGATCACGTTCTGTGTCAGTGCGTACGCAAAGACCAGCGATGTCACCATTGAGTGGAACCCAACGATAAACGTCGTTGTATTTGTCGTACATATACTTCCAACCGCTATCCATTACAGCATAACTTGTTGATTTGTTTAAAGTGCTTGTTTTATATGTAACAACATCAGAAACAGGATCGGAGCTTTGTGCTGCACTTAATGGTGGCGATACGAAAGCAACGCAGTCTCTGCGCGCAGCGGCAAGATCAATTACATGACCTGCTACTGTTGCTTCTGCGTTTGATGTCATGAGTAGAGAAACATCAACTGTTTCTGACTGCTCAAAACGATCCCAACCGTATGTTAGATTGCCTGCTGTTGCACTTACAAGTGTACCGCCTTGTAGTGATTGAGTATTTGCTGTATTGTTGCGAGCAAAGTCTCTACCAAGTGCAGCTTCTGAACCCCAGTTTGTTACGTTAGCGCCAAGATTGGTATGACCCAACCAGTGTACATATTCTGATGTTCTGAAAATAACTTCTTTATAATAGTTTGAAGCGCCTGTGTCGTTCTTAGCATCCGATGCTTTTGATACGAAAGGATAAACTTCAATAACTGTATTTTGTGTTCCTGTGATCAAACCATCTTCGTCAATGACTGCGATATGCATTTCGTCATTCGTTGCACCACGACCTTGAGCAAAGAGTGAAGTACCTGGCTCATCGCTAAATGAATTTTTATATGCCCAGCTTGAATATGCCGTTGCTGAGTCGCAAACAGAAACTTTAAGTGAGTTACCAAGTGTTCCTGGATAACGAGCAGCCCATGGACCATAAGTTGCTTCGCCAGAAGCATAGTAACTTGCAGTGTACTGTTCGTCGTTGAAAATCTTTAATCCTGTTGTATTTCTTGATGTTGCATTGTTTGAGTCCGTATTTGCGCGAACTAGGCGCAAGGAATTGCCGTATGCAAGAAAGTTTGCAGCAGTGAAAAAATCGTTTGCTGTTTCGTTATTTGGTTTGCCGAAAATTTCGACCAACTTGTTTTCTGAAGAAACAAGCGTAATTTGGTTCGCTGGACCCCATGCAAATGTTCCAACGAGTGCGCCAGTCGTGGTACCAACAGCAGGGACAACTGTTGTTAAATCGACTTCAGAAACATTTACACCTGGTGATAATTGAAAAGCCATATTTATTCTCCTAGGGTAGAGATCAATCTTGTAGGTTCTACGGGATATTTATTAAAAACCATATTTGTCAGATTCATCTCTTTCTACTATCGTCCATAAGTCACCACCCATTCGCATTCGCTGCATTTCTGCAACATCGTCCAAAATGATCGGTAAAGGTAGTGATTCTTCCTCGATAGCGTTCATTTGATCGGCATAAAGTTTACTTCGAAGGTTGATATTTGATAAATCTTTAAAAAACTCTTGATTTGAGAGCCATGCAAAGAGAACTAAACACATAACGAGGTCATCATGACTACCGTCCTCAGCTTCAAAACTGGATCCTTTTGATACAAAGGTCGAAAGTTCGGAAATTATGTCAAAATCAGTGATATGTAATTTCGCGGCTTCAATTAAATTCTTTAAAATCGAACAGCCGAGTCTTTTTACCGATTTTGTGGTACGAATGCCTCGTTGGATATTTCGCCCATAACCGCCAGTTACGAGAACCTTATTTCGTACTTGAACCGTCGATAATATATTCTCATATTCATAATCGTCAAATAAACTGTCGACGATCTGTTGTCCGTTATCGTTAATTTCGATAAGTGCATAAGACTGGTTATAATACTCACCAATTTTCTTAATAATCGAAGGATAAACCAATGGACTAATTTCATTATCTTTATAAACGCAAACTACCTCGTAAGGCATTTCCGTAATATCAATTGTGACTGCGGCTGAATAGTCTAACCCTTTACCGCGAGAAGTATCGACAATTGTGACGTAATTTCGACCGACCACAGGTTGTTTGTATATTTTAATGCCTGTATCGGACAGATGCAATGGTTTTACAAATGCAAGAGATTTAAGAGCTGCAGCAGATAACAGAGTGCCAGCGGAACCCATAAACTCGCATTCCATTTCCTGTAAATACTTTTCTTCACCAAGAACACGACGTTGTTCGTTTGCCCATTCTTGTGTACGACCTGGAATCTGACGCCAGTTAGCCTCAATCCAAGCAAAGCCATTTTGACCTTCGACTGCTTCCGTCCACATTCTATAATAGTGATTCATGCCGTTTGGAGTTGAAGAAATCAAAACTTTAGAACTCGTACCAGAAGAAATCGTTGGATATACAGACGTGAAGAATTCGTCAGCAATGTTAGTTGGTACGAACGCAAACTCGTCGAGATATAGTAGCGAGATAGAGAAACCACGAATTGCACTAGAGGCGGTCGATTCTGCCATTACACGGCAGTTGTTTTCTAATTCAATGTCGCCTTTGTTCCATGTACGCACACCTTGCTGCAACCACATTGGTAGTGATTCGTAAGCGAGTTTGACGCGATTGAGAATTTCACGAGAAGTCTTTGCTTTGTTTGCAAGAATGGCTACAAACTTATCTTCATTGAATAAAATATACCAAAGGATGTAACCTACAATCATGGTCGTTTTACCGATCTGACGACCAGCTTTTACAATCACCATGCGATTGTTGTTTATTTTATCAACAGCTTCTTTTTGAAATGGGTATAATGAAACGCTGACGAAACCTTTATCAAGTGTAACAATCTTAACGTAATTCTCGATAAAGTATACAGGAGATTCAGAACATTTGATGTACTCAGTAACTTCATGCTCGGTCATCTGCTGAATAATACCAACTCGCTTCAGCTTCGGATTGCCGAGATAATGTTTCATCTTACTTGGTATCATCATACAGAGTTTTCGCTTTTAAGTTTTTTCAATAGGTCTGCAGTCGAACCAACGAATACCGCTTTGTCGACGTTAACATTTGTAACTGTCTTTTCTTCTGGTCTTTCTAACTCTTTGCGTTGTTTTTGCAATGTCATCAGTTTCTCTGTCACTTCTGACATATTTTTAATCATATTTGCTGCTACTTCATACGCTCTTGGATGTTGCGACGCCCTCGCCACTTCAAGAATGCCGTCCAAAGCCTCATTACCCTTTTCGATAAGATTGTAATAATTAGCGCGAGAATAGTCAGCGTCAGGATTAACAGTTGATCCGTCTGGCTCATGAATAGTAACATTTTTCTTGTCCTCTACTACAACAGGAGCATAATCTATACCAAGAACATCAGATAATTTTTGATTAACATCACTCATAATCCATATATTCCTTTATCTGCGTTATAATTTTGTAGCACTTGTGCTGATGACAGTGCGGCACTGTACAATCTAGTGATGCCTATACGACCGTTCATATATTGACTATATTCACCACCATTGTATGAGCCTATATACAAGTTTGCTGATGTATTGAGTATGCTTGAGAAACTGTGTGACACACTATTTACGCTGACTCCGTTGATGTAGGCTTCTAGTGAGTTAGATGCTACATTTTTCCAGACATAAGTTACGTGTGTCCAAGTGTTCAATGGTATTGTATAAGCGGGTGTGTCTACAACTGTACTACCGTTACCTATTTGAGCATAAATGGCATTACCGATAATTCGTATACTATATGACACATCTTGTGCCGCACCACCAGGGTCAAACTTACCTAATACAACTTTACTGCCACTGCTATTACTCAAATATACCCATGCTTCCATAGTCCAATCGCCAGTGCCTGGCTCTAGTAATGCGTTATCAGGTACATTGATCTGACTACTACTTCCATTATAACTAAAGTAAGGATCAGTATATGTGATATTGCTCATAGTACCATTTAGTGAAGTACTAGCAAGATTTGTTATAGTACTGCCACTGCCCGGATAACTGACACTATTGCTAGGATCGTACCATAATACAAGATTTGATGTTACAATTTCTGGTGTAGCAAATTTTGGTAATTGGTTATAATAATTTTGTAGTATTTGCTCTTGTGTGAGTTTGGTATTATACAGGAACATATTGGCCACATAGCCCCAGGGTTGACCCGCAGTATCGTTATTACCCCAACCCCAATGTGTGGTTCCTCCTGCCCCATATGCTATTGAATTTCCAACCTGTGAACCATTTATGTAAAATGTTTGAGATGAATTGTCACCGACTACAGCATATTGAACCCATACGCCAACCGAAGAAGCGAGGTCATATCCTGAACTTCTGAATGCGGTGTCCCAATATCCTAATGTATTTGAGTTATTGGGAATTGTGATTGGAGTGTATTTAGGTGAATTTGTATAAAGCAATGTTCTAAATGATGCTGGATTGCCTGCTTCTAATCTAGCCCATGTGATATATGTATATCCTGTTGTTGGTAATGTAGGACCAGTACCATTTACAACAACTCTACGATTACCTGTGGTACAATCAAAACACTTTACCCCGTTCAACATAGTGTATGTGGCATCAGTCAATGTATGTGTATAAACATTACCTGATAGATCGTTTACTGTGGTACCTGTGCCCGAATAACTTGAGGCATTGTTAGCATCCAACCAGATCCGGAGATTGTTGGTGATAATACTAGCATCAGCTACACGGACGCCATTTTTTCCAAATTGAAATGAACTTGTAAAACTATTTAACATAAATCAACCACATTTTTTATTATTTATAGTGTAATAAAAACATTTAAATTTCGTAAGTATCTTTAACTGCATTGTAATTCTGGGTTATCTCAGCACCAGACAATGCTCTGTTATACGCCCGCATCTGATAAAAAACTGGATATAGTGCGGAATTTGAGTTGTTTAGTGTATCTCCTCCAAAACCTATACCGTTATTATTA